GGTGAGTGTATTAGCCGCCGTTGATATCAAACCAGTTCTGGCAACTCCACAGATCTGATTGATAGCTGAACCGTTTGGTGTGACACAATTGGCTTCGACCTAATAAGTACCATCAATGGGTACTTAAAATTTTCCAGCATCACCACCTTCGCCCCAGATAAGTTTATTATCTTTGACACCAGGTGTGGCAGTGGGCACTACTCCGGCTGAAGCATTGCCCCATCGTGCGAAGCCAATATCATCTGCATACAAAGTTGTATCGAGATGATTGTGTGGTTTAAACAACTCAACCTCATAGTCGATATAAAACAAACCGGTACCTGCAAAAGGTGTTTGGATGAAGAAATTAAACGTTCCAACATCATACAGTTTGAGATCATCGAGAGGTGTACCATTTCTAGTAAAAAGCATCTTAGCTGGGCAGTCGACATCAATTTTAAAACCTTACCAGATTTGTGAAACCTTAGATTAATACATGTTCGAAAACTGTATAATATCATTGGCAACGCCATCTGTAGGGTCGAAGTCGAAATACATGCCAGCGGTTCCACTGACTGAAGTGGCGACTTACGGTACATACTCAAAGGATAATTTCCTGAATCTGTACAACTCATAAGCACCAGCAACTTTGCCAAGCCACGGAAATGATGCTTGATACCCAGGGTTAATTGCTAACTGAATCTAATCGAACGCTGTAGCATGTGTAGGATTAGCAATCAACTCACGATGTTTGACGATCGTGGAAGACTACCCTCCCATCATCCTGGGCATGGTATTGCGCGATACTTAACCACGCGCTGCGGGCAACATTGTCGTTACCCGGTTGTTATTGTTGTTTTATTGTTTTCTTGCCATTCTGAGAAGTTTAAAATTTTGTATTTTGTTTTTGATTGAAACTAGATTGTTTATTGTAAATGTGTAAAATAAATTAAAGCTATATAATTTGTTTTTGTATTTGTTTTAATTCAGATGTTAAATCGTGCGATGACGACATTTAGCTTATGATAATAATTATTTAGGAATTCTTTCCTTGCCCTCGCTTACATTCAGTGTCCTGAATGTGAAGTTTAGCGAATTAAAATCACTTGTGGGATGCAAAGTACGCTTCTATAAGCGATCTCGCACCATCTGCCCCACCATGTTGCAAAAGAACAGGTTGACTATATGTGAACCTGTGTTTGGAGAGCTCCTTCTCCAACGACCGCTACTCGGGTGGTGTCACCCCAAAAGCTAGGTAAAAACTATCACGGGTGCGAGGGTGAACCTGCGAAAATTTGGTGTGCATGTTACCAGCTAATGAGTAAAACCCTGTTTATGTTAACGCGAG